GGGAGCCCTCACATTTACACCTCTTGTGCAGTACAGCCTGTCTAGGCCATACCACAGGTCAAGCTGCAGAATGTGTAAGAGAGCTCCCTGCCTTACAAGTGTGGAAAATCTCCGCGCGACCGTACGAATGGAGATGAAGGTGGCAGGTCCCTTCGGTAACCCGAGGAACAAAAAGACCCGCTACATTCCCCCGCAGACGATCATTCAGATCGCTTCGGGGGTGACTTCGTTCGGTACCATTGCCAATACCGGTGGATACGAGAAGGTACAGTCCGATGGACATAACCTCTCGAATCTTGGTAGCGGCGATTGTGGCGGTCCCCTAATTCTCGAAAGGAGAAAAGGTTGGGCTACCACAAAGATCCAGCCGAGTGGTTCGTTGAAAGGGTCACAGATTGCTGTGCACCCTACAACTGGAATCATTTCGGCCCCCGCATCGCCAGATCGTACGACGATGTGGGGTCAAGGAGGTACCGCGATTGCAAGATCGCTTCCCGCCCAACCCTACTTCGACGGAGCGGATACTGTTGCTCAGTCGATAGGATTTGGAGCCATTCCAAGAATGGTAGGTAGTGCACTCTGGCGTGAGAGAACTTTACAGTTCAAACACCTCGGTAGTGAATACCTCAACGTCCAATTTGGGTGGATTCCATTTGTGAATGACATCATGGATTGTATGCATGCTGTCAAGAACTCTCGTTCATTCCTGAACGATTTGGAAGCCGGCTCTGGTAAGAAAACCAGAGTTGGGTATGCGTTCCCGCAGTCGTCCAATGGTGATACTGCACTGAAAGGAATGGTCGTCTATTCAAAAGACGGCACTCTTTCGTCGCAGTGCACCCAGGGCACGTCTAATCACTACGTCCATACTCAGACGAGTGATGTCTGGTTCAAGGGGTGTTTTACTTACCACTTGCCAGTCCCCCGTAAGAACATGTCCTTTGTGGAAAAGTCAGCAGATTATGCTGACCATGTTCTTGGGATCGGGGCGTCTTCTATGACGCCTCAGATCTTGTGGGATGCGTGTCCGTGGACGTGGGCCGTTGACTGGGCCGTTAACGTCGGTGATGTTGCTAAAAACATCGGCGCTATCGGCAAAGACGGTCTGACTCTGCAGTATGGGTACATAATGTCCCATCGGCAGAATAAGACCATTTGGCAGGCGGGTGGAAACCCGACCGTCAGTGGTCTTACTTTCACTATCAATAATGAGTGGAAGGTCAGATGGCCCGCTTCTCCGTACGGATTTGGATTGACTTACGATGGGCTCTCGCTCAAGCAAAAGTCAATCCTGGCGGCTATTGGCATCAGCCATTTTTAGCCGACGTCGTGGGAGAGCGGCAAGAACACCTCTCTCAGTCAAGATGTCAGCAATGACATCACCTCACATTGGAGATTCTGTCACATGGCTTACGCCGATCCGCAAGCAGTAACTTACAACGCAGTTGCCCTTTCCCTCCCACGTGTGTCGTCTGGTACAAATACCGGACGGTTCTACGTGGTGGGAGCCGCTGGAGCTGATTACTCTCTCGAGCTCAGCCACCAGTACGGCAAGCGAACTCGCCGCATGGCGAGGCTTAACGTAGGGTTGGTTAATCCCAATCCTTTCGCTACCGGTTTGTCGGCTTACGAGTCGACATCGGTCTACGTTGTTGTTGACACTCCTGCTACGAACGGGGTCGTTGATCCCGCCGTAGCAGTGTTGTCCGTGAACGCCCTTACCGGGTGGCTCACGGCAACTTCGAATGCCAACGCCCTGAAGCTTGTTCAGGGGCAGAACTGATACCCCTCGGCTTTTAAGCCGAGCAGTTCTGCGGGGGGTGGGTTGATAGCCCACCTCCCTACTGCATGCAGACTAACCTGTCTGTTCCTCATTGAGGTTGCGAGATTTTGTGACGAAGGATTGCTCTACCCCTTGTTGAAAGAGGAGAACATGAAAAGCCTTGTCGATCTCTGGTGCAACTCTGCAGAAGAACTTGCGGAGTGGTGCCACACTTGTACTACGTCTGACATTAAAACTGTCAGGCGTCGTGTCGAACACGAAGGGTTCTCGTTCCTAACGATAGCCCTTCCTGACTTCTGTAAAGCGTTCGAAAGAGCGCTGGATGAAGGCAGAATTGACCCTCAGGACTTTCGCTGGAGCACTCGATTAAAAAGAGGCTCCAGTCCGAATCCTGGCATGATCCCTGTATTCCTACAGGGTTTCATGCGTCAAGTGTTCGATGAGGTGAGTGGTACGATCCACGATGAGCCGAACGTAGATTGCATTTTCGCAATCAGGCAGCTTTGTAGCCTGTACGCGAAGATCGAGATCCCGTGTAGTGATTCACGGGTGACCCGCGCTATGCAAGCTTACGTGGAGTGTGAGAATGAACTCGAAGCATGGGAAAGTACCGTTTCACCGGATCTCTTATCAGAGTTCCGCGAAACGTCCCGGCTGCTTTTTGCTGGCGTTTTCACTAGTGTGGATAGCGATATCTATACTGGTGATGTTCAGCCTGCTCATGGCCCTGGGTCTACGGCGGATGGAATTGTTGGAAACAATAAATTCCGGATGCCACAGTGGACCCGTCGTTTGGACAGCATATTCCCCTATGGGGAATATTGCTTACCAAATTGGAGGTATCATAACCTCCTAGACCATGTCGAGTTCATCGAACCTGGCGATGAGATGCCTGTTAAGGTCATCTCAGTGCCTAAAACGCTTCGAGGCCCACGGGTGATAGCTATGGAGCCGTCCTACATGCAGTTTATGCAGCAGGGCGTTCTTCGTAGTTTAGTCCGTGAGTTAGAAGACCCAGAGGAGCTAGTTTCTAGTTTCCTCGGATTTACGGACCAGGTCCCTAATCGGGAAATGGCACGTATCGGTTCCCTAACTGGTCAGTTGGCTACCCTCGATCTGAAGGAAGCTAGCGACCGTGTCCCGAATCTGCTTGTAACGCTGATGCTTGGTGATCATCCGTGGCTTCAAGCCGCGGTTGAGAGCACTCGCTCCAGCAGAGCAGAGATTCCTGAACTGGGTTTATGTTTGACCCGGTTGAGGAAATTCGCGTCCATGGGTTCAGCCCTCTGTTTTCCTTTTGAGGCAATGGTGTTTCTCACTATTTGTCTCATGGGAATTTCTAAACAGAGGGGCGTACCGCTCACACGGAGATCCTTGATGGAGCTCCGTGGTAAAGTACGCGTCTACGGGGATGATATCATTATCCCCGCAGATTGTGTCTATTCAGTGATCGGTTGTCTTGAGGCTTTCGGTTTCAAGATTAACCGGCAGAAATCCTTCTGGAATGGCAAATTCCGGGAGTCCTGTGGAGGTGATTACTTTCAGGGTGAGGATGTAACTCCCATCCGTTTGAAGAAAGTACCACCTGCGTCACTGAAGGACGGCTCCAAAGTGAAAGCTCTAGTAGAGTTCCGCAACCGCTTGTACTTACGCGGAATGTGGAAGACTGCTAGTTGGCTTGATGAGTCCGTTGTCTCGCTTCTGCGAGGCCACTTCCCCATCGTCGAGCCAACTTCACCTGGAATAGGTCGTAGATCCTTTCTGCATTATCAAGCAGAGAGGGTAGACGACAACACGCATGCTCCTAGAGTGCGAGCATATGTGTTGACTCCTCTGATCATCGGTCCTTCGATCGATGATGTATGGGCCCTATTCAAGTGCCTTGCCTCCCCTGTTATGCAGGAAGACGTGAGGCATTTGGAACGTTCCGGACGACCTTTAGCCGTCGGCACCAAGCTGAAGTGGGTTGCTCCTTTCTGATTCTAGAAGGGGGTAGAGACAGACCTTGCCTTTGATATATCCAGGCAGGTGCACAGTCACTCTTGGGTGCATCTGGTGCTTGGATGTACATATCGGTGATCTGTCTCTTGAGAGCTCTTCTCCAAAGATTTTTTGGAG